CACAAGATCAAAGAGTCAGCACAGAAGTTCAACGGCTTCTTGGTGACAAAACTTGCAGAAGAAATTGGCGAACTGCGCAAAGACCGTAAGATGCACACAGAAGGACTAGCCAAACTAGAAAACTTCATGGTGCATGCATTGGCTCGTGAAATTCAAGAATTTGCCGCAGACAAACGTGACGTGGTGGAAACAAAAGTCCGCCTGGTACGTGAAGCACGTAGCAAACTTGAAGGTCTCAAAGCACGTTTCGTAAAAGAAAGTGCAGAGAAAATGAGTCAGGCTGTGAGCCGTCATCTAAAGACAGAACTTTCACAGTTGCAAGAAGACATCCGAATTGCTCGCGAGAACAATTTTGGTCGTCGTATCTTTGAAGCATACGCCAGTGAATTTGGTGCTACTCACCTAAATGAGAAAGCAGAAGTTCGCAAGTTGTATGCGGCCTTGGCCAACAAAGACAAGCAATTGGCGGAAGCCATCAAACTCGCACAACGAGCCAAAGTCGTTGTTGAGAGTAAAGAACGTGAAATACGCATTATCAAAGAATCCAATGAGCGCGAAAGCACCATGGAAATGTTGCTTGCACCTCTTAACAAAGAGAAGCAAGAAGTCATGCGTAATTTACTTGAAAGCGTACAAACATCCCGTTTGAAGAACGCATTCGAAAAGTATCTACCAGCCGTACTGGAAGACCGCTCTGTAAAAGCCACCAAAGTGATTACAGAAACAGTGTCAGTAGCAACTGGGGATAAATCTGTTCCAAGTGGTCAAGAGGAAGATCGCAGCAATGTGATTGATCTCAAACGCCTGGCAGGGTTATAAAATTTTTTATAGGAGACTTAAATGTCACAAGAACTATTAGAAAGCCGCTGGGGCGAGACCAAAGAAGCATTGCTCGAAGGTCTTAACGGCTCAAAGCGCAACAGCATGGGCGTTATCCTTGAAAATACACGCAAGTATTTGAAAGAAAACGCAACTGCTGGTTCCACAGCATCTGGCAACATCGCCACACTTAACCGTGTGATTCTGCCAGTGATTCGTCGTGTTATGCCAACTGTTATCGCTAACGAGTTGGTTGGTGTTCAGCCCATGACAGGCCCAGTTGGTCAAATCCACACTCTGCGTGTTCGTTATGCACAGAGCTTGACTGACACTTCTGCTGCCGCTACTTCTGTAACAGCAGGTCAGGAAGCATTGAGCCCATTCACAATTGCACAAGCATACTCTACTGTGCCCCAAGGTACTAGCACTGCTACCAACTACACTGGTAACAACACAGCTACCATGGAAGGTACAGGCGGTAAGCAAATTTCTGTGCAAATCTTGAAACAAGCCGTTGAAGCACGCACACGTAAGTTGCAAGCACGTTGGACTTTTGAATCTGCACAAGATGCACAAGCCATGCACGGTATTGACGTTGAAGCAGAAATCATGGCTGCTTTGGCTCAAGAAATCACTGCTGAAATTGACCAAGAGATTCTATTGTCTCTGCGTTCATTGGCAGCAACTGAGTTCACATACAACCAAGCAACCGTTTCAGGTACTGCTACATTCGTTGGTGACGAACATGCCGCATTGGCAGTTTTGATCAACCGTGTTGCTAACTTGATCGCCCAACGTACACGTCGTGGCGCAGGTAACTATGCTGTTGTTTCTTCAGCCGCTTTGACAGTGTTGCAATCTGCTACAACTAGCGCATTTGCACGTACCACAGAAGGCACATTCGAAGCACCTACAAACACCAAGTTTGTTGGTACATTGAACGGCGCAATGCGTGTGTTCGTTGACTCTTATGCAAGCGACACAACTCCTGTGTTGGTTGGTTACAAGGGTTCTAGCGAAGCAGACGCTCCAGCATTCTACTGCCCATACATCCCATTGATGTCTTCAGGCGTTGTGTTGGATCCAACAACATTCGAACCAGTGGTGTCATTCATGACACGTTATGGTTACATCGAATTGACAAACACCGCATCTAGCTTCGGCAATGCTGGTGACTATGTTGGTGAGATCGCTGTATCTAACTTGTCATTCTCCTAATCAGAGAACGCAAACTTTCTCAGGGATGGGAAGGAACGAAAAAGCCCCGGAAGGGGCTTTTTCTTTGACTTAAACTTTGTACCAACTTAGGAATTTGCCAATCTTGTCGGTTACCGTGGTCCAGTCACCTCTACTGGGTTGTCTAAACAGTGTGGCAGTGGGATACCAAGGGCAATTGTTGCGGTCCAACAACCAACGCCAATCTTGGCCATATTGATTCAGCATGATCCATGTGGGCCTACCCAGTGCTCCTGCTAGGTGACTCACAGCAGTATCTACAGAAACCACCACATCCATGTGCATGAGCAAGGCCGCAGTATCAGCAAAACTGGCAATGGTACCAGGGTAGGCAGTTACTCCGGCCTCAGTTAATTGGTGTTCTTCCTCAGGGTCAGCATCCACCTGCAGGTTGATCCATTCGTACTGTGGATTGGCCCGAATCATTTCAAGTATGATTGGGAATGGCACACTCTTGTGTTGATGTATCCATGAATCCTTGCGACCGCTCCAACTCACACCCACTCGCATGCGTTTTTTGGGCCCTAATCTATCTTGCCAAGATCGCGTCAGGGCAGGAGTAGCAGTCAAATAATTTTGTAGTCTTGGTAAGTTGTCCAAGGTAATGCCCAAGATGCCTGGAATACTCATGATGGGAACCCAATAATCAAACTCACCCATGTCTTCACCGTATCTGCCTGTGCGTTCGATAATGTTGCTTTGACTCAACAAGGGAATAAGACCATCTGTGACTTGTAGTTTTACCCGGGCACCCATGGCGTGCAGATTATGAATAAATCGTACGAACTGAATGCAGTCACCGTGTCCTTGTTCGCCCACTACCAGGATAGTTTTATCTTTTATATCTTCTCCCTTCCAACGTGGCTGGGTGAATTGGGGTTCAGTGCCTTGCAGGTGTTCAAATTGCCACCGTGTTTCGTACTGCGCCCAGCCACGCTGATAGTCGCCCATGAGCAAATATGCCACTGCAAGATTGAATTGAGCAATTGTATTGGTGGGATCCAGTAGGATAGAATGTTGTAAAAAAGGTATGGCACGTTGTGGATAACCCAGTTCGCGCATGACATTGCCATAGTTGCAAAAGGCGGCAGCATTGTCAGGATCTTCTACCAAGACCTGTGCATAACATCGTAGTGATTTTTCAGGTTCGTGATCGGCACGATACTGGTTGCCTTGTTCGATTAAATCTATTTGAGATTGATTCATAGGGATATTTACGCCATGCTAACACCTTATTTTACATTTCTGCTAAATACTGGTCAACACAATTCTGTGTTTTATGCAGGTAACCACTGCGTAGCGGCTAGAACCCGCATTGGGCTTCTATAAGGAGAAATCAAATGGGAAGAGCTCTTAAAATTCAAAAAACCAACATCGGTGCAGGTACTTCTGTATCTGGTTCTGATCCAGTAGTTACAACCTACAACCAAAACGTCTTGACTGACGCCGGATATCCTAACTTTGGATCACTTACAAATCCAGTGTATAACACACCAGTTCAGACCTTAGACAGCACACAGTATTTGGGCGTGGTAGGTGGATCACCTGCCACTGGCACAGCCAGTGCAACCAATCCAGAAATTTCAGCATTGGTCAACATTTTGTTGGCCGACGGAACCGACAGTTACACAGCCACCAGTTCATATACCGGTCGCATTATTCGCCAGAAAGGCGCACACAAGTTCCTGGTAGCCGCAACAGGTGCAACTATTGCTGACGAAGATATGTTGGTTGGTCAGGCATACCAAATTGCCGCTCTTGGCACAACAAACTGGCAAGCATGTGGTGCCCCCATTGGTGCCGCAGTTGGTGATGTGTTTACTTGCACAGCAGATGCTGGCGCAGGAACAGGTACAGTTTACGCAGTTGGACAGTGTGTGTTGAGCAACACAGCCACTCCTGCCGCTGGTTACATGTCCATTGGTTTCTCTGTTGGCGACTCCAGTGCTGTGTATGCCAGTTATATCACCAATAAGTGGGTACGTGATTGGAACGGCATGACCTATGGTAACTACAGCAACAGCAACTATGGTACCAACGTTCAAAGTGGTGAAAATTTCTACCCAACCAACTTCTTCACTGATGAAGGCAATGTCACATGGTCTGGTGCCGAAGTTATTTCCAGCGCACAAGCACAAAACGGTACATTGCAACTGGCACAAATCAACAGTGTAACCAGTTAATTTGTAACCCTTCAGAATCCTCCTGGATACATACTGGGAGGATTTTTTTATGACCGCGGCATTTGTATTGGGCAATGGTATCAGCAGACAAGCACTAGATCTCTATCAGTTAAAACCACTGGGACAGGTTTATGGCTGCAACGCAATCTATAGAGAATTTGAACCTGATGTGTTGATCAGCACAGATACCCCTATCAGCGAACGTATTCAACAAGAAGGTTACAGCCACTCACATGTTCACTATACCAGAAAGCCCTTGCCTGATTCGGGTGCAAGGCGCATAGCACAAAAATATTTTGGCTACAGTTCAGGTCCTGTGGCAGTGGCACAGGCTGCCATAGATGGTGCAATTGCTGTGTACATGATAGGATTTGACATGGGCCCAACACGCAACGGCAGATTCAACAATGTGTACGCAGACACAGAATTCTACAAAAAAAGTTCAGCCAATCCCACGTTTTCGGGTAACTGGGTCAACCAGTTAAAAACAGTTGCTCGAGACTTTCCCAAGACCAGTTTCTTTAGAATCACTGGAGATACCACCGCAGAAATACGTGACCTGCTGGGTGTGGCCAATCTCACACACATGACCATGGCAGAATTTCAAAATCGTCTGGTGACCAAAGAAGTTTAACCAAAAACTTAGACCCCACTGTTTAGGTAAATACCCCAGAGGATATGATTTACCTATGACACAACAGATAATAGACGTTGGGGCCGCAGCCAATGATGGCACAGGTGAGCCCTTACGCGATGCCTTTAATGCAGTAAATGACAATTTTACGCAGATTTGGACTGCTGGACCTGTTGGTAGCCAGGTACAGATCACTGGCAACATAGTCACAACCACAGTGACAAATCTGGGGTTGACGCTGGCCGGCAATGGCATTGGTAATATTCAAGCCAACAGTTCAATTGTGCCAGGCACACCAGGTGTTTATAATCTTGGTGATACAAACAATCCATTTCAGTACGTTTATGGTGGCTATTTTGTAGGCAACGGTTCTTTGTTGACTGGCGTTGCAGTATCGGGTGGCAATATTATATCCAATGGTAACAGCAATGTAAAAGTTCTTGCAAACAGTAATGTTACAGTCAGCGTCTCGGGTGTTAGCAATGTTGCCACGTTTACCCCAAATGGAATACTCTTAGACGGTAATATTATCCCAGTTTCGGGTAACTCATATTCCTTGGGTAATTCTACAAACCAGTGGAGCGATTTGTATGTGTCAAACGCTTCCATTTACTTGAATAATGTGCCGTTGAGTTTGAATGCCAGTAACGTGCTCACAATCAACGGCCAAGAAATTTTGAGCAATAACAGCAATGTGCCTATTGTCACTACTGCTAACATCACTGCCGGTTACTTTTTTGGTAATGGTTCACAACTAACTGGTATCAATGTTTCATCTTCAAATTTAACAAACGGCAACAGTAATGTTCAGGTTTACGCTAACAGTGATATTGCGTTTTCATCCAATGGTGTCAGCAATGTCATGGTGGTGTCTAGTCAAGATGTCACAATAACAGGCAATCTAACAGTCACTGGCAATGCAACTTTGACAGGCAATATTCTTGGTGACAGGATACAGAACGGCAACACTTCCATTGACATTCAAACCGCCAGCGGAAATGCCAATATTTCTGTTGGCGGAGTTTCCAATGTTGCAGTGTTTAGCACCAACGGACTTGATGTCTCTGGCAACCTCACTGCTGATTTTTTCAGCGGCAACGGCACAGGGTTAACAGGAGTACTGGCAGATAGAGGCAGCGATACCAATAATTGGGACACCCTGACTGAAATGGGTGTATATTTGGTAAATAGAGCAAGTTGGAGTGGTACTCAAGGTACGCCCCTTGATAGTCAGGTTTTTGTTGGATTGTTGCAGGTACAAACCAGTCAATCGCAAGCAACAACACAAATCTTTTATCCTGGGACGGTGAATCTGTCAGATGTGAAGATTCAATGGAATAGAAATTATTGGAACAATGCATGGACTCCTTGGATCAAAATGACAAATGATGGGCAATTGATCAGCGGCGGGGAATTTTAAGGGTAAAAGATGTCAAACACACTATTATTGAAAAGATCAGGCACAGCAAATTCAGTGCCTTTGAGTGCAAATTTATCATTGGGCGAATTAGCAATCAACTACGCCGATGGTAATTTGTTCTACAAAGACTCAGGCGGCACTGTTAAACTGATTGCCAGTAATCAAGTGCTCACTGTGGTTGGCAACGTCACTGGTGGTAACCTACTGACAGGTGGATTGGTATCGGCCACTGGCACAGTAACAGGATCCAGTTTTTTGGGTTCAGTGGTTTCAGTCACTGGCAATGTAACTGGTGGTAACGTTCTAACAGGTGGTTTGATTTCGGCCACATCAACCATCACCTCAGCAGCCAACATCACTGGTGGTAACCTACTGACAGGTGGATTATTCAGCGCAACTGGTAATGTCACAGGCGGCAACCTATTGACAGCAGGCGTGGTCAGTGCCACAGGCAATATCACAGGCAACTACATTCTTGGTAATGGTGCATTTTTAACTGGTGTTATAACATCGGTTGCCAATATCAATAACGGTACATCAAATGTCAGTATTGGCAGTGCAAATGCCAACGTCACTGTTGGTGTAAACGGCACAGCCAATGTGGCAGTGTTTGCTTCAACTGGCGAGTACATAACTGGTGTGCTGAGTGCCGGTGGTAACATCACCGGTGGTAACGTTCTAACAGGTGGATTGGTATCAGCCACTGGCACTGTGACAGGATCAAGCTTACTGGGCACAGTGGCATCGCTCAGTGGTAACGTAACTGGTGGTAACATCCTCACAGGTGGCTTAATATCAGCCACCTCGACTATAACCTCAGCGGCCAATATCACTGGTGGCAACTTGTTGACAGGAGGAGTAGTATCAGCAACCGGTAATGCTACTTTTGGCAATATTACTACGGCTGGTTCCAGTGGCAATATTACTGGCGCCAACGTAATTGCATCTACAACCTTGAGCGCCAGTGGCAATGTCATAGGTGGAAACGTAACCACTGCTGGTTTGGTAACAGCAACAGGAAACATCACTGGTGGAAATATACTCACAGGTGGCTTGGTCAGTGCAACTGGCACAGTCACAGGTTCAAGTCATTTGGGTGCAGTGGTTTCGGTAACTGGTAACGTCACTGGTGGCAACTTGCTCACAGGTGGCATTATTTCAGCCACTGGTAACATTTTGTCAGCAGGTAATCTTGTAATTTCGGGCGCTTATCTTGATACTAGCGATGCGCTGGTTTCAAGTACTGCTGCCAATGCCAACGTGGCATTGACTCCTACAGGAACAGGCATTGTACAACTCAATGGTGCAGTCAGTGCCAGCGGCAACGTCACAGGCGCCAACATACTAACAGGCGGGTTGATATCTGCCACTTCAACAATTACCTCAGCGGCCAACATCACTGGTGGTAACCTACTCACAGGCGGCTTGGTCAGTGCCACAGGAACAGTCACAGGTTCAAGTCTGCTGGGTTCAGTTGTGAGTGTAACAGCCAACGTCACAGGTGGCAACTTGTTGACAGGTGGGCTTGTCTCTGCCACTTCAACAATTACCTCAGCGGCCAACATCACTGGTGGTAACCTACTCACAGGCGGTTTGATATCAGCAACTGGTACTGTGACAGGTTCAAGTCATTTGGGTGCGGTGGTTTCGGTAACTGGTAACGTAACTGGCGGTAATGTACTGACGGGTGGTTTAGTATCAGCCACTGCCAACGTAATTGGTGGTAACATATTAACAGGTGGTTTGATATCTGCCACATCCACAATTACTTCAGCAGCCAACATCACAGGCGGTAACCTACTGACAGGTGGCCTAGTATCAGCAACTGGTACTGTGACAGGTTCAAGTTTGTTGGGTACCGTGGCATCGCTCAGTGGCAACGTCACAGGCGGCAACCTATTGACAGGTGGTATTGTATCAGCCACAGCCAACATCACTGGTGGTAACCTACTGACTTCTGGTCTAGTAAGTGCTACTTCAACCATCACCTCAGCAGCCAACATCACAGGTGGCAACTTACTCACAGGTGGCGTGATTTCGGCCACTGGCAATATCACAGGCGCTAATATAAATTCAGCGGCATTACGTAATGCCAGTGGTGCGCTGACAATCAGCACTGGTTCTGGTGCAATTAATTTGCAACCAGCCAGTGGTAACATTGTTCTCACAGCCAACACCTATATCAACAACGTCAACAGTCCTGTACAGTCATCGGACGCGGCAACCAAAGAATATGTTGACAACATGGCGTCAACACAGTTGGCATATCACCAAAGTGTTGTGGCTGCAACCACTGCCAACCTGGCCACCACTACAGGTGGTACAATAACCTACAACCAGCCCAATGGTGCTGGCAATGGCATTGGTGCTACAATCACCACAACTGGTTCGTTCAACTTGATTGACACGGCCAACGTGCAGACAGCCAACACACGTATCTTGGTCAAGAACGAAGGCAATGCTGTACTCAACGGTGTTTATATTTGGTCCAATGCCACAGTGATTACTCGTTCCACTGACGCAGACTCATATGGTCCAAACAGTACAACAGACCTTAGCATCAACGACTACTTCTTTGTTACCAGTGGTAACGTCAACGCAGGATCAGCCTGGATTGTTGACGCACCCACAGGCACAATCACATTTGGCACATCAAACATTTCGTTTGCTCAGTTCAGTTCAAGCCAAACTTACACTGCCAACGGTTCTGCTGGTATCAGTCTAGCAGGCACTGTGATCAACGCCAAAGTTGATGGAGTAACCACAGCATTTGATGGTTCAGGTAATATCAGTGTCAAGGCCAGTGCAAACCTAACTACACCCAACATTGGTGCCGCAACTGGCACAAGCCTAAGTGTAACCGGCAACGTTGACGGCGGCAACTTACGCACTGCCGGCGTGGTCACAGCCACTGGCAACGTAACAGGTGGAAACATACTCACTGGTGGATTGATATCAGCCACTTCAACCATCACTTCAGCAGCCAACATCACTGGTGGTAATCTGCTGACAGGTGGTCTGATCTCAGCAACTTCGACCATCACTTCTGCTGCCAACGTAATTGGTGGTAATATCACTACCGCTGGTTTGGTTAGTGCCACTGGCACTGTCACAGGTTCAAGTCATTTGGGTTCAGTGGTCAGTGTAACTGCCAACGTAACTGGTGGTAACATATTAACAGGTGGTTTGATCTCAGCAACTTCAACCATCACTTCAGCAGCCAACGTGATTGGTGGTAATCTAACCACTGCTGGTTTGGTTAGTGCCACTGGTACTGTTACAGGTTCAAGTTTATTGGGTACTGTGGCATCACTCAGTGGCAACGTCACAGGTGGTAACTTATTGACAGGTGGATTGATTTCAGCCACTAGTACTATAACAAGTGCTGCCAACATCACTGGTGGCAACATACTCACAGGCGGATTAATCAGTGCTACAGGTAACACCACTGGTGGAAATTTGTTGACAGGTGGTTTGATATCAGCAACATCAACAATCACTTCAGCAGCCAATATTACTGGTGGTAACGTGCTTACAGGTGGACTGATGAGTGCAACTGGTAATATAACATCAGCAGGTAATATTTCGGGGGGCAACGTATTGGCCACAAATGCTATGTATGTTGGTGGAGCAAGTGTCTTAACAATTAATTCAACAGTTGATGGCGGAACTTACTAATTAATACAGGATGAGTTTTACATGACCAATACTGTATTAATCAAGCGTTCAAGTACAGCAAATTCAATTCCAGCGGCTGGCAATCTGCAAGCAGGCGAATTGGCCTTGAACTACACAGATGGCAACTTATTTTATAAAAATTCCAGTAATGTTGTAACTGTTATTGCCAGCAATCAGTTTGTCAGTGTATCGGGCAATGTCACAGGCGGCAACATACTCACAAGTGGCTTGGTATCAGCCACTGGCACAGTTACAGGATCCAGTTTCTTGGGTTCAGTTGTATCAGTTACAGCCAACATAACAGGTGGCAACTTATTAACAGTTGGACAAATGAGTGCCACAGGCACTATCACCAGTGCTGGCAGCACCAATGGTACAGCATTTGCTGTGGGCAACGGTGCTGTTTCAAATGTGGCACTGGGAATGTTCCCAACCGCAGGTACACCAGGTGAATATGCTATTCGTGATTATTCCAATGTGTACTCGTCCATGTATTTTGATGTTGGTATTGGTGGCAGTGCCAACGGCGCATTCCAGTTTAGATCCAGCAATGCATATAGACAATTTGCAAACATAAATTCATCAGGCATAAACACTTCATTGGCAGTGAGTGCCACGGGCAACGTCAATGCTGGCAATGTTATTTCTGGCAAAGCAGTAATAGCCAACGATTTTGTAGTAATCAACTCAACATCCAGTACTGGTGAAGGTGGACAAATGGTCTTGGCCTGGACCAACGTCAACGGATTGAGCAGTCAAGCAAACTCAACCTGGAACTTGGATGTTGATGGCAGCAACAACTTGAGAGCATTTTATCAGAACGCCGCGGGCGCTTCTGGGGTGCTGTGGCAAGCCAGTCCCACTAGTAACATTGTATCATTTCCACAAAGTGCTGGTATCAGTGCCACTGGCAACGTTACTGGCAACTACTTCATTGGCAACGGATCGCAACTCACAGGTATTGTGGCCTCAGCCGGCGCTAGTATTGTCAACGGCACAAGTAATGTGGTTGTGGCCGCCAGTGGCAACATTGTGGCCAATGTGGCAGGTGCCTGGTCTGCACAATTTATATCTTCAGGGATTTTGGCCAACCAGATCTGGGCCAACAACAACGGCAATGGTACCAACTTCAGAGTAGGCGACGACGTCTGGATTGGTGACATCAACGTTGCTGATACCATGAGCATTCGTGGCCAGCAAAATGCCGCCAACGCTTACATTGTGTTTGGCAACGCCGACGGTACCCAATTGGGTAGAGCCGGTTCGGGCCCACTTACATATGGTGGAGCATTCTCGGCCACTGGCAATGTCACTGGTGGTAATTTGCTCACTGCCGGATTAATCAGTGCTACTTCAACCATCACCTCAGCGGCTAACATCACTGGTGGTAACCTACTCACAGGTGGCCTAGTGTCGGCCACTGGAACTGTAACCGGCTCAAGTCATTTGGGTTCGGTTGTATCAGTCACAGCCAACGTAACAGGTGGCAACTTGCTCACAGGTGGCATTATTTCAGCCACAGGTAGAATATTTGCAGCCAGTGGCAATGCATCTGCTCCAGGAATCACATTTGCCGCAGACACCAGTCAGGACACTGGTTTTTATTGGATCAGCGACGGCAATATTGGTATCACAACCAACGGCACTCTTCGAGTGACAGTGGACAACAACGGCAATGTCAGCGCAACTGGCACTGTGACTGGCACTAGTTTGCTGGGATCTGTGGTATCAGCAAGTGGCAACGTAACTGGTGGCAACATTTTAACTGGTGGTTTAGTTAGTGCCACTGCCAACGTCACAGGTGGCAACATACTCACAGGTGGCTTGGTTAGTGCCACTGGTACAGTAACTGGTTCAAGTTTACTGGGTTCAGTTGTGAGTGTAACAGCCAACATCACAGGTGGTAACCTGTTGACAGGTGGGCTGATCTCAGCCACTTCGACTGTAACATCAGCAGCCAACATCACAGGGGGTAACCTGTTAACAGGTGGACTTGTAAGTGCAACTGCTAATATTACTGGTGGTAATTTAAACACAGGTGGATTAGTTACAGCAACTGGCAACATTACTGGTGGTAACTTATTAACAGGTGGATTGATTAGTGCTACATCAACTATTACTTCAGCAGCTAATATTACAGGTGGTAACTTATTAACAGGTGGACTTGTAAGTGCCACTGCTAATATTACTGGTGGTAATATTTTAACTGCCGGCATTATGAGTTCAACTGGTAATGCCACACATGGTAATATTTTGACAGGTGGATTAATTAGTGCCACTTCCACAATTACTTCAGCAGCCAATGTCACTGGTGGTAACCTGTTGACAGGTGGTTTGATTTCGGCCACTTCGACTATAACTTCGGCAGCCAATGTCACAGGTGGCAACATACTCACAGGTGGTTTGGTCAGTGCAACTGGCACGGTTACTGGATCAAGTCATCTAGGATCGGTTGTATCAGTTACGGCCAACATCACTGGTGGTAACCTGTTGACAGGTGGGCTGATCTCGGCCACTTCAACAATTACCTCAGCGGCCAACATCACTGGCGGAAACATCCTAACTGCAGGGCAAATTTCAGCAACCGGCAACGTAACTGGTAATTATTTTGTTGGTAACGGGGCATTTTTAACAGGACTCAGTGCTGGTTCAAGCAACGGTATCAGCAATGGAGCCACCAATATCAGCATACCTGTTTCTTCGGGTAATATTGCCATGAGCGTGGCCGGGCAGTCAAACACTGTGGTTATTAACCTGGGCAGTTTTACCATGTATGGCACATTTGCAGGGCCAAAAACACTGAATGCCAACGTTACTGTGGCAGATAGTGTAAATGCGTTGCTAGTAGGCCCAGTAACCATTGGAAATGCCTATAATATCACAGTGCCCTCTACGTCAACGCTGTATGTTTACACTCCATAAATAAGGCAAGGATTAAGAAATGGCACTATCACTAGACGGCACAACAGGCATATCAGCAACAGGAAGCATCATATCCAGCGGCGGCGTTATCTCTGCCACAGGTAACATTTATGGTGGAAACATCATTGGTACTATTGCTCCAGCGGCAATTACTGTTTCAGGAAACGCCACAGTGGGCAACTTGCTCACAGCAGGCTTGATCAGTGCCACTGGTAATATTCTTGCTGGCAATGTTGTTGTAACTGGCGCTTTTTACGACACTGGTGATCATCTTATTACCAGCACTGCCGCTAATGCAAACATTGTTTTAACCCCAACTGGCACAGGCATTACACAAAACAACGGGGCATTCAGTGCCAGCGGCAATGTCACTGGCGGTAACATACTAACCGCTGGTATTATGAGCTCAACGGGCAATGCCATTCACGGCAATTTGACAGTATCAACAGGCACAGTTACACTAGGCAACATTGTAAATGCCAACGGCAATGCTGTGGGCAATATTGGCAGTGCCAGTGCATATTTCAATACCATATTTGGCAAAGCAACCACTGCACAATACGCTGACTTGGCCGAACTTTATTCAGCCGATGCCAAATACCAGCCGGGCACTGTGTTGGTATTTGGCGGCAACAATGAAGTTACTATATCAACTGTTTCAGCCGATGCACGAGTGGCCGGCGTGGTGTCTACCAATCCTGCGCATTTGATGAACAGTGTGTTAGAAAGTGAAAACACTGTGGCAGTGGCACTGACAGGTCGTGTGCCAACATCAGTCACAGGCACTGTGCGCAAAGGTGACATGATGGTCACAGCCGGCAATGGCATGGCACAGGCCTGTGCTACCCCTGCCATGGGCACCGTGATTGGTAAAGCCTTGGAAAATTTTACCGGAGCATCGGGTACAATTGAAGTTGTGGTTGGCAGATTATAAAGTCTGTTCTACCTGTTGAATCTTTTGTTGCACAGCATCAATGTTCATGGTATTCCACAAGCCAGGATGCATGGGTCGAGGCCAAGAGCCAGCATCAATCCACGCATATCCCATGTGTTCATAGTTGAGCCGAGGTGTAAACTCTGTGTCTACTACGCAAATCCACGTGTGATATTCAAACGCCGAATCGGCTGAGGTAAATTTTTCCAATGGAATAAGTCGTAAGTATGTGGGAAAGAATCCCAGTTCTTCTACGCACTCACGTTCCATGCCACCCAACAAGGTTTCGCCAGTTTCAATCTTGCCGCCTGGCAGTCCCCATGCACCTGGATGCTTGGCATCATTGCGTAATAGATAAAGATAGCGTCCAGTGTCCTTACTGCGGAACCACACACCCACTGCCTTCAAAGCACCAGACTCCATGTGCCTCCAGGATACACACCTTGATAACTCTTGATCCACTCTGCGCCAGTCCATTCGTATTGCACACCTGTGGTGATGTTGGTAACGTACTGAACCGTTTGGGACTGTGATACACTGTTGAACACAATTCGCCAATATGTGCCTGTCCACTCAATGATGTCGTTGGCTGATGCTACCAAGGGTTGACCAACAGAACCAAGCCAGGCCTCGGGTGGATATAGATTTGGTCCTGCGTAGGTGGCAGCTCCGGTTCCTGATCCAGGACCGGTAGCGTAAAAACTGATTCCCACGGTGTTTGATGTAGCACCAATGGCCACAAAGTTTGTGGTGCCCACGTATGATATGGTATAGCGAGTGCCAGTCACAAAGGTGCCAGCAGTGGCTGTATAGGCCACATTGTTGCTGCCAGTGGGTT